TACATTGAATGTAAAACCGGCTCCGGCAAATTAACAAAAGCACAAAAAACCTATAGAGATTTGTTAATAAATTCAGGAGCGGATTACTTAGAACTGCACGATAATATTGATGATCTTATGCAATATTTTTACATACACAATGGAGGCAAAACATTAAGGAACATATAATGAATTTTAAACAGTTTTATTCTTACAGTATGAAAATGATCCGAAAAGATTCTAATTTAAAACAATATATATCAATCAACAAACCTTCTAAATTTACTTACAAATCTTGTTTTTATGATCTATATTACAAAATTTATATACTAAAAAAAACAAACATTAAAAATTATGCTCAACTTGCCGGAATCACAATTCATAAAATAATCAAACTTCATTTGATGTCATACTTACACAAACAATGAATTTTAAAAACAAAACACTTAAACCCAAAAAAACTAAAGAAACTTTTATATCTAAATTTGTTAAAATGGGTAATGGTAACGATCCGTTTATCCTTGACTGGAACTTTATCGATAACCTTTTAATGAGACAGGTTTCTTCTGTTGATATAGCAACTTATCTCGGTATTAGCAGAGGTACTTTATATAACCACTGTCTTATAGATAAAAAAATAGAATGGAAACACTATACAAGAACACTTAAACACAAAGGTTTGGAAATTCTACGATTAAAACAGTTTGAGGTTGCTATAGACAACTCCAATATCACAATGCTAATATTTCTTGGAAAAAATTATCTAGGACAATCGGATAAAATAAGACAAGAAATAGAGGAAAATAATAACTTCTCAAAATGGCTTAAATATGTCAAAGATAAACGATAACGAATTACTAAAATCTTACGAAAATAACTGGTCATTCTTTGCTGAAGATGTCTTAGGTGTTACAACTCTTGATTATCAACAAAAATTAATATTAGAACAAATTCGCACTAAAAATAAAATAAGTATTCGCTCTGGAAACGCAAGAGGTAAAGACTTCTTATCAGCAGTTGCCGCACTTTGTTTTTTATATCTAAATCAACCTTCAAAAGTTATTTGCACCGCACCTACACAAAGACAAGTGTTCTCTATAATGCTTTCGGAAATTGGTACTATTTTTGATAGCTCTCCAATAACCCTTGGCGGGAAAAAAACCAAAACCAAAATTAAATTCCCCGGATCTGACAATCATTTCCTCATTGGTTTCAAAGCAGCAGATAAATCCAAAGAAGCGTGGCAGGGATTCCATAGCGAAAATATTTTTGTAATCGTTAGCGAGGCTTCCGGTATATCTGATGATTTGTTTGAGAACATAGATGGAATATTAACAGGTAATTCAAAATTGCTTATTGTCTTTAACCCATTACGTAAATCAGGTGAATCTTATAAATCTCTCTCAGACCCACGTTACACTCATTTCAGACTTAATTCAATGAACGCTCCAAATGTTATTAATTATCAAAAATACATTGACGGTAAATTAACTTTTAATGATTATAAAAAAAACAAAATCCCCGGACAGGTTGATTGGAAGTGGGTTGACGACAAAGTCGGAAAAAGTGGCTGGAGTTTCCCTGTTGAAAAACAAGACGCACAGGAGGTTGACTTTCTTTGGAAAGGTAAATATTATCACCCTCTTGATCCTTTCAGAATTAGAGTGTTAGGTCTATATGGAAATAGCACAGACACAGACCTAATACCTATAGAATGGATTGAACGAAGCCATAAACTTTGGGAAGTTCAAAACGGAAAACAAATTTTTGGAAAAAAAATCACCGGCGTTGATGTTGCCGGAAAAGGTGTTGACAAAACAGTTTTTACCGATAGATACCATAATTTCGTCAGCTCTATTCGCTCAATGAATTTCCCTAAAGATGATCTGATACATATGAATATCTGCGGTTACATTATAGATTCACAAAAAAATAATCCAGGCTATTTTATGATTGATACTGCAGGCGAAGGTGCTGGCATTTTCTCTAGACTTGCTGAGCAACAAATATCTAATTGTTTCTCGTGTAAAGGCTCTTTCTCCGCTGTTGGTTTGTCTGATTATTTTAATCTTAAACAGTTTGTTTGTATGAGAGACTATTTGCTTTGGACTCTGCGGGATTCTCTAGACCCTAAAGTTGGATTCGATTTAATGCTACCTCCAAACACAGAACTTGACGAAGAACTGGCTTCTATCGAATGGCAGTATACAAGTAATGGTAAAGTCAAAATCATAAATAAAATAGACTTAAACAAAAAACTTGGTCATTCTCCCGATTTTGTTGACAGTCTTGCATTAACATTCACACCGGTATAAAATTATGTTTGAAAAGTTTAAACTTAAAAGAGAACAATATAAATTGGAATTATTAAGAATTAAAAAATTTTCCAATCTAATTAAAAATGAGTCTAGATTCAAAGAAGAATCATCGTGGACTATCCTAAACGATAGAAAAGAATATTATTCTGAATCTGAACATCTTAATATGCAAGAGCAAGCAAAAAATCTATTCTATAAAAATCCGCTCGCTCGTGGTATTATTAGGCTTATTGTAAATTTTGTTATTGGAAGCAAATGCTCAATTTCTCCTGTTGATACTGAACCTATAATTTGTGATTTTTGGAATAAATTCGCCTTTGCAAATAAATTTGACTTGAAACTAAAAGAAATTTTGCGAAGAATACTGAGAGACGGTGAAATCTTTATACGTGTTTTTTATACAAATGATGTTGATGTTCCTATTAAAATAAGATTCATAGACCCAAAAGAAATAAAATCCGATTTCTTCTCCTATGGCATTGAAACAAACCCGAATGATGTTGAAGATGTTAAATTTTATCATAGGTCATATTCAATAAATAATGTAGAATATAAAGAAAAAATACCTGCAAATGAAATTATTCATTATAAATATAATGTCGATTCTAACGAAAAAAGAGGAATGAGTTTTTTTGTTGGAATTGCAAAAGATATTGTTAGCTACCGGAATTGGTTAGATGACAGAATACACCTAAATAAATTACGTTCTATGTTTGCTTTGATAGGTAAACCACTTCAATCTTCCGTAACTTCAACAAAAGACTTGTTTACTGATAGTTCTTATCTTGATTCATCCGGAACTAGTTTTAAAAAAAATGAAATAAAACCTGGTGCCGCTATTCTTTCAAAAGGTATTGAATGGGATTTCAAATCACCTAATTTGCAAGCTTGGGATACTCGATATGATGGAAGAGCAATTTTGCTTATGATTGCAGCCGGTTCTGGTGGTCTCCCAGAATATATGGTAACAGGTGATGCTTCTAATTCTAATTATTCTTCAACACTTGTTAGCGAATCTCCAGGGGTTAAACTATTTGAATCATTTCAAGATATTTTGGAAAAAATTATTTATAATCTTTATTTTGATGTTATTTCTTATGGCATTAAATTAAACTATCTCCCAAAAAAAACTACTCAAAATATATACAATAAAGATAATACTTCAACCTCAAAATTTATTGAAACAAATAAAACTTGCAATATAACTTTCCCAATTCTTATTCATAGAAATTTATTACAAGATACTAAAGCAATAGAAATCCAAATGAACTTAGGTATTTTAAGCAAGAAAACAGCCTCCGCCGAACTCGGCAGAGATTATGATAAAGAAAAAATAGAAATTGATAAATATTCTGATCCAAATCAAGATTCTAAACCCAAAAAAAACAATGAAACATAATTTTTTTTCTAAAATCAGAAAAAAAAAAAATTTCTTGCTACAGTTGCGCGAAATTTAAAAATGGAAATGTTTTTGTTTTTGTTTTATTTATAATTTATTTATTTTTATTATTATTTATTTTATATTTATTTATAATTTATTTATTTTCTTTTGTAAATAAAATTCAATTCAAACTAGCAAAGGTTCATTATGAAATCAAACAATAAGTTAGTTATATTCGCAGACTTAAGAGAATCTAAGTCAAATCCCGAATCTTCTATAATAGAAAATGTTATTATTCTATCTCAAATATCAGATAACAACAGAATTTATACTGATGAATGTCAACAAAATGCAGTTCCTTTATTCGAGAATATGAAATCTTTTACTAATCATACTGTAAATAATAGTAGAAACATCAATGATTTGATTGGTAAATTTATAAATGTTTCTTTCGATACTGAAACTCATAAGACAAAAGGTGATTTGAAACTAATTCCTAACACTGAAACTACATCTAAATTAATCAATATAGCAGAAACAATGCCCGACATAATTGGAATTTCTATTCACGCAAGTGCAAAATATTATTATGATAATAAGAATAATATTGATGTTGTTTCTGCAATCATCGAAGCATATAGCGGCGATGTCGTTATTAATCCGGCAACTACAAAAGGCTTATTCGAAGAAAAAACTACAGAGGTAACGCAAATGGATATCAAAGACATCACTCTCGAATTTATACGAGAAAACAAACCAAGTATTTTGTCCACACTTGATCAAGAAATAATTGCTCTTAAAGAGAGCAACAAAACTTTGACCGTAAGTGCTAACGATTTCAAATCAAAGATAACTATCCAAGAGAAGAAAGACTTTATAACTAAACAACTTAAAGAGTCTTCGATTGGTGATATTACCGAAACATTTATGAGTGTTCTTCTTAATTCTGACAAAACAAAAATCAAAGATATTATCGAAGATCGTAAAATTCTAATCAAAACTAAAGACGTAACACATAATCACGAAAGAAATCCTGAAAATAATCAAATTGACTCGGATTTACTTTCAGCTGTGAAAGGATAACTATGGCTAACACAGAACGGATAATGAATGGCAACAAATATATTAAAATGCCG